AACGATACAAGCCCCAACAAGCTGCCCTTCGTGTAGCTCTACATTGGAATGGATAAACCATATCTTATACTGCAAGAGTCCTTCTTGTGGTGCTCAAAGTGACAAAAAGATTGAACACTTTGCCAAGACCCTCAAGATCAAAGGTCTCGGCCCTAGTACTATTCAAAAATTAGGTCTACAGTCTATCTCTGATATTTATGAGATGCCAATAGATACAATGATTGAGAGACTGGGTTCAGAAAAAGTAGTAGTAAAACTAGGGGCGGAGATTCTAAGATCAAAAACTGCCCCGCTAAATGTACTTCTACCTGCCTTCAGTATACCCTTAGTAGGTACAACCGCAGCTAACAAGCTATCTAAAGTCTGTAAATACATTAATGACATAGACGAAAAGACTTGTGAGAAAGCGGGACTCGGCCCGAAGGTTACTGCAAACTTAGTGAACTGGCTAGTAACAGACTGGAGTGAGGAGTACCAGTTTGATTTGCCTTTTACTTGGGAATTTGAGCAACCAAAAGTTAGCGTTAATATTGCTACTGTATGTATTTCAGGTAAGCTAACCAGCTTTACAACTAAAGCAATGGCTACTGCAGCACTACAAAAAGCAGGATTTAGTGTAAAAACTACGCTAACTAAAGATGTGCAGTACTTAGTAAACGAAAGCGGAATAGAATCCGCAAAAACCAAAAAAGCCAGAGAATCTGGCGTAGAAATAATCACAAACTTAAAAACTTTTATTGGAGAATAAATATGTCAAATGCATTACCTAAGTGGGATGACGAACGAACTGCAGCACTTGTAGCCTTCGTTGGAAATGAATCACCTGTATCACAAGCAACTGTAGCTGGCGCTGCAGAATCGCTTGAAACCTCTACACGCTCTATCTCTAGCAAACTGCGCAAGCAGGGCTTCGACGTAGAACTAGCATCTACTGTAGCTACTAAGTCTTACACGGACGAGCAAGAAGCAACTCTTCGCGCTTTCGTTACTGATAACAGCGGCGTGTACACTTACGCTCAAATTGCAGAAGCCTTTTCCGGCGGCTCTTTTAGTGCTAAATCAGTACAAGGTAAGATCCTTTCTATGGAACTAACCGAGCACGTTAAGCCTGCTCCTAAAGCTGAGTCTGTTCGTACTTACTCTACTGACGAAGACGCTACTTTTGTATCAATGGTTCAAGCAGGTAAATTTGTAGAAGAAATTGCTGCTGAACTCGGGCGTACTGTAAACAGCATTCGTGGTAAGTCTCTAAGCCTTCTACGTGCTGGCGAGATTGATGCCATCCCTAAGCAAGAGCACACTAAGAGTGCTACTAAAGAAGATCCTCTAGCCGCTGTAGAAGATATCGCTAACATGACTGTAGAAGCTATTGCAGAAGCTATTGATAAGACTCCTCGCGGTGTAAAGACTATGCTAACTAGACGTGGCCTAGTATGTCAAGACTATAATGGAGCAGCTAAGAAAGAAAAAGCTGCCGCTTCCGTCTAAGTACGAAAGTTAATAGTTACATACAATTTAGTTAAGTAGAAATTAAATGCAACTATTGGGATAGCTCAATAGTTGCATTTTTGTCGGGGGACAAAATTTGAACATCGCCAGTGCTTTAATAAAGCAGGCGCTGTCCCTCCAGGATTTTGATACCTGGAGTGAGTTGCGTCAGCATTATTTGCCTTCAGAATACCACTCGTTGTATTCTGTTATCAATAAGCATTGCGAAAAATTCCATAAGCTACCTACGTTTGACGACCTGAAGTATGAGATACGTGACAGCGCTACTAGTGAAAAACTATATGCTGTAGAAAGCGTAGAGGTGGACGTCGATGCGTTCATGCTACTGGGATACCTTAAAAACGAGTACACTCAAAGAGAGATACTAGACTCTTTGGGTAAATATATTGATCAATCTGTAGCTTTTGAAGATGCAGAGGAGTCAGTTGCTCATCTACACCAAATCGTCCTAGACGTGGAAGATAAGGTGGATCTTCAAGACCCCAAAGAGAATATGCAACGTATTCCCTTGTTTGAAGAAGATGAGGATATTGCGAACTACCTCCCTCTAGGTTTAAATACTGACTACGACTATGAGATCAAGTTCTCCCCCCGAGACTTGGTTATGGTAGGCGGTAAACGAGGCGCAGGTAAATCAGTAATCTGCCATAATATAGCTAATAGTGTTTTTGCCTCTGGTAAGAGTGCTATGTACTTTACTATCGAGATGGATAGTAGATCTATATTACAAAGAGCCTGTGCCTCCGCTACTGGTATTCCCTTCTCTAGGATACGTACTAAATCACTTAGTAATGTAGAGTTTGTGAAAGTAGCGGAGTGGTGGTCGTGTCGCTTTAAAAATGGGCAAGAGTACTTGAACGAGTATAAGGTACATAATGATTTCAATAAGTTTCATAACGACTTAACTATTAACTGCGAACTTCTCCCGACTCAGCAGTTAGATGTTATATATGACCCTTCTTTAACGCTATCTCGCATTCGTGCAGAGTTAGATAAGAAGGCAAAAGTTTTGAATACTGGAGTTATTATTGTGGACTATATTAATCAAGTAAAGTACTCGAGTCTCCCCTCTCGAGGGGGACAATATGACTGGACACAACAGATAGAAGTAAGTAAAGCCTTAAAAACTATAGCACAAGAATATGAAATTACAGTAGTATCTCCGTATCAAATAGATGCTTCGGGAGAGGCAAGATTTGCTAAAGGTATACTAGATGCCGCTGATGCGGCTTATATATTACACCCCCATTCCCCCGAGGATAATTGTGTAACACTAGAATGTGTAAAAGCTAGAGCTTCTAGTATGAAAGACTTTACTTCGGTGGTTAACTGGGATACTCTAAAAATCGGCCCTGACAGCGCGGCAGACCCCAGAGATGCCCCCGATGAAGAAAGCAAGACCGGAGAATCGATTGACGATATCTAAAATAGTTCTTGACATCATAGGCAGAATAGCGTATAATGTACATTAAATAGAAATAACAACATTAATAAAAAGGTATTACTTTAGGTGAATGTAGAAGAGCTACTAATACAGCAGAGTATGGAGTATAAGCCTCAAGGCCGTGATCTACTGGTTAAATGCATTAATCCAGATCATGATGACTCTAACCCTAGTATGCGTATAGACGGTATAACAGGGATATTTCAATGCTTTGCTTGCGCAACTAAAGGTAACATCTTTACCCATTTTGGGGAAAAGGCTAATCAATTACAAATCCGTAGAGAGCTATTAAAGCGAAAACTATACGAAAAACAGGCGGAAAGTATAGGATTAGCCCTTCCCCAATCTTTATCTATGTATGAAGGCAGTTGGAGAAACATAAGACCAGAGACATACAAGAAGTTTCAAGCATTTGAATCAAGCGACCCAGATTACATAGGAAGAATAGTATTTCCTATTATAGACTTAACTGGAAAGATTAGAGCCTTTATAGGCAGACATACAACTCAAGGAACCCCGAAGTATAAAGTAACTCCCCCCAAAGCTAAACTACCTTTCTACCCTAAAGTAGAGCCAATTAACGGCCACATACTACTAGTAGAAGGTATTTTTGATGTTCTTAATCTCCATGATAAAGGGCTGACTAACGCAATATGTAGTTTTGGAACTAAGACTATTAGTGAGGATAAACTAAGAATGTTATCGATTCAGGGAGTAGATACTGTAGATATATTTCTAGATGGGGATACAGCAGGCCAAGACGCTGCAAAAATTGTTGAAAATACTTGTGATAGCGCAGAGTTATTACATAGAAATATTTATTTAAAAGGAACAGATCCTGGTGAGCTATCACAAGCTCAAGTCGATGGATTAAAAAAGAAATTATACAAGTAAGGACTTACTTTCATGCCTAAAGTTGCATTAATAGAAACTAAAAAAAGTAGAACTAACTTCAAGTCTGAGTTCAACTATGAATTTGAATTTGATCAATACCAATTGTGTTCAGACCCTACAATTAAGAAGGTTCTGAAGCGCGACTGTGATATTAACATAGATACAGATGAATATGATTGGATTATTCT